CTTCAGCAGAAGATTGAGCAAACTTTTGAGGGAAATACTCCTTCATACGTTTGTTGATTTGATTATAATACTCATCACTTTCCCCGTCAATTCCCTGCTGTACAAGTTCTTCATGTATACTCATAGCAGCATTTGTTAAAACTCTATCTGATCCAAACCAATCATTCTCCTCAGCCCATTTTTGAGCTCTTTGACTAACGGGTGGTTGTTGTGCCTCCTGTTTAGGTGGTTGTGACTCAGCTTCTTTTTTCTTTGCCTCTTTTTCTCCTAGAGACATAGAAACTTTTTCTTTCTCTACAGCCAATTTTGTTAGCTGATCATTAGCTTCCATAATTGCATCTGTATTATTTTCTTCAAGAGCGGCTTTTAGATTAGCTTTTGCTTTATCTCTTTCAGAATCTATCCTTGCATCGTATTGTTTAAGATAATTAGTATCTGTTTCTTCATACTTTTCATTGATACTATCATACTTATCTTTGATACCTTTTGCATATTCAATAGCAGCTTTTTCTCTTCTCTCTGCCTCTCGAACTTGAAAAGTTAATTTTTTTATTCTTTTTTGAACTTTGTCAGAATACTCTCCCAAGTCACCCTTGTCTTCTTCTACCTTTTGCTCTATGGGCTCAGGTTCTGGTTCAGGTTCTTTTGGTTGTTCTTTAGTTTCCTGTAAAAGTTCTTTTGCTGATTTACCACTTTGGGTAACGTCAGTATAACCTAGATCGACATTTTCTTTTTGTGCAAAAGACTCATCTGGTTCTTTTGGACTTTCAACATCGACATTTTCTTCATTGACACCATCTGTGTCTAACTCCACTTCGGGAGTTTTATTTTCTTCAGCCATTTGTCCTCCTTAGTAATGGTGCAAAATATCACGTGGATTTTTAATTGTTGAAATCACTTCATCATCATTCAACACTCTAACTTCTCCACCTTCTATCTTGAATCTTGAACCTGCGTACCTACTAAATATTATCCATTCGTGTAGTTTACACCAAGGTCCTAACGGAAATTTCTCTTTGTCTCTGTAACAAAGATTACCCATCTTAAGAACAAGGCCACAGACTGTAGTCATCTGTATGGTTTCTTGAGTTGTATCAGAAAGAATTATTCCACCCTTTGTTTTTTTAGGGCCAGCATATGGTAATACCAATAATCTGTACCCTGTTGGGGTAGGTAATCTATCTAATAGTTTGTCATCTATTGCTTTGGGATCAAGGACTGTTTTAACTTCTTCCTCGGGTTTATACGAGTCTTTTAGCGTTTTTTCAGTCCGTTTCGGTTGCTCCGTGGACGTTGTCATCTTCTAACTCCTGTTTATTCAGCAGGTCTTTTA